TTGAAAAACATGATATAAAATTACTGAATTAAGGAGAAAACTATGGCAATAACAGCAAATATGACAACACATGATGGGATAGCACTTACAGATTCGTATGTAAGAGTTACTCAAGCATATGTTAAAAAAATGGGTAGTGATTGGAAATTAGTCTACGATGTTTTAATCTATAAAGATAAAGACACTCGTGATGATGAAGCTAAAGAAAAAACTATGCGTATTAAAAATAATCATGTAGATCACTTTAAAATTGATTACAGTCTTGATGCAACAGACAATCCTATTAAACTAGCGTATGCAGACTTAAAAACAAATAGCCAACTATCTAACGTCAAGGACGCGTAATGTTCAGTAGTCGCCCCTTTGCAGCAACAACGTTTGCCAGCACAGGCAACGACGAAACATTTGTTGTCGTAACAGGTAACGAGAACACGATATCTATAGGTGACGTTACAATTACAGGTGTTGCTGAACATCAAGTAAGTGGTAGTGGTTTTACTGCAGCAAGTGGTAGCGCAACAATAACTGCTGGAGCAGTAGTCACTGTAACCGGTAGTGGCGTAACGGCCTCTATTGGTGATACAATAATAACTGCAGATGCTAATTTTGCATTAACAGGCAGTGGCGTAACAATATCTTCTGGTACTGCAGTTGCTAAAGCAAATGCAGATGTTGCAGTAACTGGTAGTTTAATGGGTACAGTAAGTTCTGGCTCAGTTACAATCATAGCAAAAGCTAATGTAGTGCCTACTGGTAGTGGTTTAACTATAACAACAACAAGCGCTGGGGTTATTACTTGGAATGACATTGATACTTCAGGAGCAACTAACACATGGACAGAAGTCGCAGCATAGGGTATAAATAATTATGGCATCATCTTATTCAACATCATTAAAATTAGAAAAAATGACTACCGGCGAGAAGGCTGGTTTATGGGGTACAGTCACTAATACTAATTTAGATTTAATACAAGAAGCAATAGGTGGTTATATTTCTATAGCAGTTACTAATGCTGATATAACTACAACTATAGCAGATGGAGCTTCTTCTAATGGTCGTAATTTTGTAATTAAACTTACTGGTACTTTAGCCGCTAATAGAAATGTAACAGTTCCAGATTCAATAGAAAAAGCTTACATAGTAATTGATGCTACTGACAGATCTTCTAGTCATTATACATTAACATTTAAAACTGCTTCTGGCACTGGAGTTACTTTACCTGTTGGTTCTACTTCTGTATTATTTTCTGATGGCACTAACATTGTTAGTGCATTAGTTGAAAAAGGTTATAAAACCACAACCTCTGCTTACACTGCTGTTAATGGTGATCAAATATTAGTAGACACTGCTGCCGCAGCCGTTACCATAACTTTACCTTCTAGTCCAGCAATTGGAAATGAAGTACATTTTGTAGATTCTAAAATGAGTTTTAACTCTAACAATTTAACAATTGGTCGTAATAGTTCTAATATTAATGGCTCAGCTTCTGATTTAGTAGTTAATGAAAATGGTGAATCATTTACTTTAGTGTATGCAAATTCTACTAAGGGTTGGGTATATAAAACTAAAGTAGATTAAGGGTTATATATGGCACTCCTTGATTTTAAAATTTTACCAGGAATAGATAAACAGAACACTACCAAGGGTGCAGAAAACCGTTGGATAGATAGTAATAATATTAGGTTTCGTTATGGCCTACCAGAAAAAGTTGGTGGTTGGGCATCATTAATTAACGATAGTATAGTTGGTGTAGTTAGAAATCAACATGCTTTTGTTGATACTGATGGTAATAAATATATTGCTCTTGGCACCGATAAATTTTTATTATTATATTTTGAAGGTCAAGTATATGACATATCTCCTTTTGACAGTACTAGACAACAAACCAGCGCAACTATAGCTACAGCAAATGCAAGTGCAGTAATAACAATTACTACAGGCTCAGCACATGGTGCTGAAGTTGGTGATATAATATTATTAGATAGTGTTACTTTGCCTAGTGGTACTAGTTTAAGTGCGTCTAATTTTGAAGACAAAAAATTTATGATTAACACTGTGCCTAGCACAACAACATTTACTATAACATCTTCTGCTAATGCTGGTGCTACCGTATCTACAGGTGGGTCAACCACTGTTGAATTTTATTACAAAGTTGGACCACAAATACAAACTTATGGTTATGGTTGGGGTGTAAGCACATGGGGCGGCACTATATCTTCTGCAGCCACTACAGATTTAGATGGTGCTTTGTCTGACAACACTAGCGGTACAGGTGGATCAGGAACAAGTCTTGTACTGACAAGTGCTACTGGCTTTCCAACATCAGGTACTGTTTTAGTCGGCAACACAGAACTTATAACCTATACAGGTAAATCTAGTAATACACTTACAGGTATAACTCGTGGCGCTTTAGGTTCTACAAGATCAGCACATAATGACGCTACGGCAGCTATTAATGCTAGTGATTTTACAACATGGGGTAACGCTATTGCTGCAGACCAAGTAGAGTTAGAACCAGGTAAATGGTCACTAGATAATTTTGGTCAAGTGTTGGTAGCTACAGCAAATAACGGTAAAACTTTTACTTGGAATCCTGGAGCCACTAGCCCTTTAACAGTTAGATCGTCTTTAGCAACATCGGGTTTTGAAACTAGTAACAATCCCACTGCATCGCGCCTCACGCTTATTTCACCAACAACTAGACACTTAATACACCTTGGCACGGAAACAACTATTGGCACAGCTAGCACACAAGACGACATGTTTATACGTTTTTCTGGACAAGAAGATATTAATACTTTTACACCAACCTCTACTAACACGGCAGGTACTTTAAGAATACAAGATGGTACTAAAATTATGGGTGCTTTAAAAACTAAAGAAGCTATTTTAATTTGGACTGACAATGCATTGTATTCTATGAAATTTGTTGGTGCACCATTTATATTTGGTATTGAACAAGTTGGTACAAACTGTGGTTTAGTTGGTAGCACCGCTGCAATTGAAGTAGATGGTATTGCATACTGGATGAGCGCTAAAGGGTTTTTACTTTATGATGGTACTGTTAAAACATTACCCTGTTCTGTTGAAGATGAAGTATACGACAATATAGACACAACCAAAGGTCAACAAATAACAGCTGGATTAAATAATTTATTTTCTGAAATAACTTGGTGGTATCCTACTAATAGTGATTTTAACAATAAAGCAGTAACATATAATTATGCAGAATCAGCACAAGTGCCAGGTGGTATTTGGGCGCTTTCTACTGAACCAAGAACTTCTTGGATAGATGCTAATGTATATAATAAACCATACGCAACAAAATTTGACACTACAGGAACAGGAACTTTTCCTGTTATATTAGGTGAGTCTGGTTTAGGTCAAACTAAATATTTTGAACATGAAATTGGTACGGATCAAACTAACGAAGATGGTTCTGTAACAACAATATTATCTTACATACAATCATATGATTTTGATATGCAAGGACAGGGAGGTGAGGGTGATTTCTTTTTATCAGTTAGTCGTTTTATTCCTGATTTTAAAACATTAGTGGGCACAGCTGACGTAACTTTAGCTTTAAAAAGATACCCGTCAGAATCAGATACAAATTCTACTTTTAGTCCCTTTACCATTAGTGCTAGCACTGATAAAATAGATACTAGGGCCCGTGGTCGTTATGTAAACTTTAAAATTGAAAACACAGAAGTTTCACAAAGTTGGCGTTATGGTACTTTTTTATTAGATGTAAAACCAGATGGAGCTAGGTAATGTCAAAAATTATAATTAGAGTACCAGAACCAAAAGAAGAATATGAAATTAGTACACAAAGACAAATTAACCGAGCAGTGACTGGTATAGTAGATCAATTAAATTCTACGTTTCAACAATCGTTAAAAGAAGAACAAGAACAATTAACCTGGTTTACAAATTAAATGGCTAATAGATATAAAAATGTAAAAGTAGATTTAACTACAACAAATGCTACAACACTATATACAGCTCCGGCTGAAACAGTCACAATTATTAAATCTATTTTAGTGTCTAATGATTCATCAACACAAGACACTATTACCGTAACTGTAACTAATGGTAGTAATGTTTTTAGTTTATTTAAATTGTTTCCAATATATTTATTGGGCACTGAAGAACTTTTAAAGCAACCATTGATTATAGACGAAAGTGAGATTATAAAAGTAACGGCAGCAACAGCAAATAGATTACATGTTGTTATGTCATTTTTAGAAATAAGCAGGGACTAAGGAGGTCTTATGGCAACATTTAAAGAACCAGGATCAGTAGGTTATTTGTATGAAAACGGTAAAAAAGTAGCTAACATCAAAGTAGATGCTGAGGTATTATTGAAGAATACTGTAACTGGACAAGAATATGAATCAGATGAACAGGGCCAAGCTGACGTTGACAACCCTGATACGGACACTAAACAAGAACATTTGTCTCGTAGTGTCTATGTTAAGATAGCAAAAATGCCAGCAATAGGTGTAGAATCGGACTTGTAATTTATGCTAAAACAAGGTAAATTCAATAATTGTCTTCACACAAGCCTAGGCACCTTGCTTAATATTATATTGTATAAGGTTATCCATGGGAATTTTTAGTAAAATTAAAAATAAAATTAGGAAGGCAATACCTAAAGAGGTAGCACCGTTCTTACCAGCTATTGCTTCTATTTATGGTGGCCCGATGTTGGCTAGTATGTTTGGTGGTATGAATCCAATACTTGCTCAAGGTTTAGGGGCTGCGCTAGCTGATGCCGGAACCCAGGAATTAACTAGTGATCGAACTAGATTAGAATCATCTTTGTTCTCAGGTATTATGGGCGGACTTAGAGGAAGCACTGGAGCTTATGGTTCAGGAAGAGGAGTAAGAGATTTAAGTTCACCAACTATTCAAAAAGGAACAGAAGGCTACAAGTTATTATCTGGTGGAGAAAAAGCATTACAAGGTGCGCAAAATTTTGCCATGGCACCTACAGGTA